ACGACCGCGATATAAACGCGGCCCGGAACATTCTCGCGGCGGGACATCGCCGTCTAGCTGTAGGAATCCCCGCTCTTTAGGGCGGGGAGGATGTCAACGTTTCCGTTTTATCGGCCTTATTCAGCAGCCCGGGCACCGTCACCATTAGCGCGACGTTGCCGGAGCCGTCGAAGCCGACCTCGCCGGTGGCCTCGCCACCTAGGGTCAGCAGGCGCGCCACCTTGAGTTTCGAGGCGGTGGCCGCGTTTGCACCGAGGGTCAGCAGTGGGTCGGCCAGATCCGCCTTGGTGTAGGTGTCGGCCTTGTTGGCCTTGTTGCGCAGCTTGCCGTCGATCACGCCCATCAGGGTGTTGACCGAGGCGAGCAGCGTCTCGAGCTGGGTTAGCAGGTTCATCTAGCCCCCTTGTGCGGAGATAGCCCCCGCGTGGTAAACGAAAGAGCCCTGCAGCTCGTCGAGCAGCGCACCCAGGGCGGCGTTTGCATCGGTGGCCAGGGCAAGGGCCGCGCTGGCGTCAGCCTCGGCCTGCAGGGTGCGCTGAAGGACGTTCTCGGCCAGAGCGCCCACAGGCCCCTGCACGCCCACGCTGACCACCGTCAACCGGGGCGCGAGCTGCTGGCGAACCTCGACCACCTGGCCACCCTGGCGCACCGTGACGATGCGCTCGACGCCATGGGTCACGACGACCCGCGTCTGCCCGGTGCTCATGCCAGCCCCGGCGACAGCGCCACGGTGCCGCGCAGCAGGCTGTAAACGTCGCCGCTGGGGTATTCGAGGCGCAGCTCATAGCGCGCGCCCTGCCACAGCTTGCTGTGCTGGCCCGCCGTCTTGCCCGGGGCCAGTGCGACCACCACCTCGCCGGTAACGCCGCCCAGGGTGATGCCGTTGGCCTGGGTCGTGCATTCAGCCAGCACCTGGTTGCTACTGGCCGGGCAAATCACAAAGCGCGCCGCGCAGCCGGTGATATCGATCGGCGCGCCGGCGGCATCTGACCAGGTCAGCTCGAAGCCGAAGGTGGTGCCCTCGACAATCTGGAACGTCGGCCCGTTCATGCTCAGCCCTCGAGTTCCATCACGCGGAACAACAGGCCGACGTGGCGGGCCATGTTGTCGACGTTGGCGGTGGCCACCGTGGCCAGCTCCTCAGTCATCAGGATGTTCAAGTTCTCGCTGCCCACGATCACCGTCACGCTGTTGGTCGGCAGCGCGGAAATATCCAGGGTGAACTTCTGCAGCAGCTTGGCCGTGGCGGCCTTGTAACTCAGCAGCTGGCCGGCGACCGAGTAGATCGCCAGCAGGGTGCCGGACTCGAGGAAGAAGCCGAACTCGCCGACCTCATACTCCAGCGCGCCGCCGAACAGACCGGCGATGCGGATCTGCTGCGAACCGAGATCCTCATAGTCGGCCACCGCGACCCGTTGGCGCTCAGTCTTGAGCGCTGTCTCGGTGCCGAGTGGGTTATAGCGGGAGGTGCCGGCGGCGATGTGCGTAATCGCGCCTTTCAGGCCCTGATTCTTTGCCTGCACCAATTCGGCCAGGCCGGCATTGGTGAAGCGCACCAGGCGGGTGGTGTCGGTCATGTTTGCGCCTCGAGGTCGTAGTCGTTGAAGGTGTATTGATCGATCGCGCCAGTCGCGCCCAGGTCGCCGCCTATATCGAACTCAGGCAGCGCGCCGCTCAGGTCGAGATCGCCGACCGCCAGCGCTGTGCCGGCCGCACTGGTGCCGGCCAACTGGCCGCCTATGTCGAGCTCAGGCAGCGCCCCAGCCAGGTATATATCGTCGATGGCCACCGGCGTGCCGGCCGCACTGGCCAGCCGCAGGCCACCGCTGGTTTCGTGTGCCAGGGTCAGATCCAGCTGGTCGCGTTCGCTTTGTGCGGCGGCGAGCCGGGCCAGCAGCCGCACATGGTCGCCCGCGATCCAGGGCCGCGTCATCGAGGCCTCGACGGCGAAGCTATACGGCACGCCCGCCGGGGTCAGCTCGTGCCAGCTGGTGACCTTGACGCCCAGCTCCATGGACTCGACGGCGTAGCTCAGCGCGCGGCGCGTGCCGGCCTTGCGCTTGATCGCCCAGGCCAGCGCGGTGGTTAGCCGCAGCTCACCCTCGCGCGCCGCCGGATCCCATTCGGTGACGCCTCGATCGGCCGCCAGGTACGGCAGGAACGCCGCCGGGGTGGTCAGCGGATCCATCAGCTCGGGAAACGGTGGCTCGATGCGCTCGAGCAGTTTCGCGAAAGCCAGATCCAGGCCGGTCTCCAGCAGCGAGCGGTTGGCCGGCAGCAGGGTTACACGCGGGGCTGCGGTGTCGTCGCTCATAGCGTGCGCACCTCGATGTCGACACCCTCACAGTAGGGGGCCTGGTGGGCCGCGCACTCGATCGGGGCCAGCGGTTCGAGCAGCTGCAGGCGCTCAGCACCGGCGGCGTGCAAGGTGTAGTCAATCCGGCTCGGGTCGACATAGCCCTCGAGCCGATGGCGGGCGCTGGCGTAGGCCCGCAGTGCCGCCTCGGCCTGCCCCTGCGTCAGCTGCGAATCCGGCCCGTTGTTGATGTAAACCACCGCGCGGATCCGGTAGCGCAGGATCTCGGCCGCGCGCACGGTGACCAGGTCGGTCTCCGGGCGCACGTCGTCGCGGGCGAAGTGCGCGCGCTCGGCCTCTAGCAGCGCGGCGCTCGGCGTGCCGTCGCCAGCACGGGCCAGCACGGTGACAACCACCTCGCCCGGGGCCGTTCGGCGGCCGTTGGCGTCTTTCACCTGGGCGGCGAAGCCGTCAGGGTCGAATGTGTAGGTGACCACCAGCTGGCCGACGTCATTCCGCTCGATGGTGATTTTTGCCCGCTCGCCCAGGGTCATGGCTTCGCGGCGGTACTGCAGGCGCGAGCCAGCAGCCGGCGCGTGCGGCGCGAGGTAGTAGCGGATCCGCGCGTCGTCGTCGCTTTCGACCTCGGCCGGCACCGGCGGGAAGGCGCTCGGGTCGCCCTCGCTGATGGTGCGCCGCACCAGGCCCATATCGGCCAGCCGCGCGTCCAGGTTCGAGCCCTCGGCCCACCAGGCCAGGTGCTGCTTGATGCGGGCGTTGTATTTGCGTTCATGCGTCTGCAGACGCACGGTGAAGGCCTCCAGGGCCATGGTCAGCAGCTCGCTGTCGTTGCCCAGCGATTCGGCCAGCCTGGCGGCCTTCGCAGGGTCGCGGGTGGCCACGTATGCCAGCACCTCGGCCTTGAACTCGGCCAGCAGCGGCTCGAACTGCTCGACCTTGACGATCTCCGGTTCGGCCAGCTGGTTGAGCCCAGGAATAAGCATCGTGCTCGTGCTCACGTGACCACCTCAAACGTCATTTTTCGGTTATGCCATGTGCCGGCCATGCGCAACCGCAGGCCAGCGCCCTCGCGGGTGGCCACGATGGCCGACGGCACGAAGTCGCTGATGCCGTTGGCGGCGTTGTAGAAGGCGTCGGCAGCATCGCCCTGGGCGAGGATCAGCAGGTTGTCGCCGGTGATCTTGCCCAAGCGTGTGGGCAGGCGGCTGCCGTACTCGGGGCGCTTTTGCCGGGTGCCCAGGGGCGTGGTCAGTGCACGGGTCGCGCGCTGGACGAATGCCGGCCAGTCGTCGACGGTCGCGCCGGTGTCGCGGTCGATTCCGATCACTCAGGAATCCCTGTTTTACTCGGCCCGGCCATAACGCCGCTGTGCTTATGAGTGTTGCCAATATTGATGCCCGCGTGATCAACCGCCGGGCCGATCAAATGCACGCCAGCGGCGTCGATCTTGACGCCAGCGCCGTTGCTCAGCAGTTCGATGCCGTCGCGGTCTGCTTTGACCGTGGTCGGGCCGTTTGCCCAATTCAGCGCGTGCGCGGTGTGATCATAGGCGCTTTCGGTGCCGTCCGGATAAGTGCGGCGGTGCAGATCCGCACGATCGGAAACACCCGGGAAGGCGCTCGACTCGATGCCGCACAGCGCCACGCTCTGCGCGCTGCCATCGCCGCCGCCGTAGTTGATCAGCAGGCACTGCTCACCCACCGAAGGGTGGCGGGTCTCGCTGACCGCGCCGGCTGACGGGTTGAAATACTTTACCCATGGCGTGCGAAGATCGCCGTGGCTGACTTTGCAGCGCAGCGCGGCGGGGTCAACCGCCACTACGGTGCCGATGCGGTTGTGATTCTCGCCACGCCGGCGCAGATCCTCGAGCTCGGTCTCGAGCTCGGCCAAGCGCTCGACAATGGGGCCTAGCTGCATGCGCAGAATGGCGTCAAACATGGTCAGTCCTCGAGCGCTTGATAGTTACCCGGGTCGTCGAGGTCGCCAACACTCGCGACCTGCCAGCTATAGGCTACCTGCGGGGCGGTGTTGAGAAGGATCTCCGGCTCGACGGCGCCGATCGCAAGCGCCTGGCGAAACGTCGCGGCCCAAGCGTCATAACCGTCTGTGCCGCGCTGAAACATCGATGGGCCGCTGTGCAGTTCGCTGGGCAGGTCACACTGGCGACCCGGCAAGCGCCAACGATTGCAGTCGGCCAGCCGCTCGAGGGTGGTGGCCAAGTTGGCCGCCTCGAGCGCCGAATGCTTGCGGAACCGCGATACGACCGCGTGCAGGGTCACGGTTACGTTATGCACGTAGCGGCCATCATTCTGGCGGACGCCGGGGGTGGTGCGCTCGAGCTCGATCAGCACGGCGGCATGACTGACCACACCGTCGAACTCGTCATAATTGACCACGTCGACGCCAAGGCCTGCGGCGTGGATGCTGTCGCCAATGGCGAAGAACAGATCGGAGAGCTGGTTAAGCGGCCTCGAGGACATGACGGGCTTCCTGCTCGAACAATTCAAAAAAACGAAGCTGGGCGCGCTTCTCCCAGCGCTCCAGAGAGCTAAGGGCGGGGCCTTCCCAGTCCTCGGTCACCTTCTCGATCGGCAGGCGCTCACGGCCCTTGCGCCGGAACACTAGGCGCTGCGTCGATCGCATCGGTGATATGAAAGCGTCGTCGTATTGACGGTGGCCGACCGAGACGCCGGTGGCGGTCTGCTTTGGTGTGCCCAGGTAATGGACACCGATCGGCTGCAGACCGACCCAGAGCTTCACCTCCCTTGCGGTGGCGTTGCTGTGGATCTGATAACGGTGGCGCAGCGGGCTTTGCGTGATGCCCAGCTCGCGGGAGATTTCCCGCGTGCTGTGCGTGCGCAGCCACAGCGCCGTCTTGCGTAGGGCGCGGGCAGCGGCCAGGTCTAACCTTTTCGGCATATCGGCGAGGGATTTTTCCACCTCGCCCCAGCCGTTAACGTCGAATTTCAGTTCGAAGCCTGCCACTTGCCACGCTCCCCAGCGGGTGCTGCTCGGTTGCCATATGGGACCAAGGTCAACAGCGTGCGCAAACGACCCAGCGGCTCAGCCGCGGTGATCGAGTACTCCGCATCGTCGGCAACCACTTTCGTGGCCTTCCAGTCCTGCGGAACCTCGTCGCGAGGCAGCTGCAGGCTCGCGTGGTTAGGCTTCACCCGCACGTTTGCCGCGTTCGGATCTACGCCAGAGCGGTACAAACGCCCCGTTTTTGGCGGCGCGCCCCACATACCGTTGACCGCTCGTGCCTCGAGCCCCGGCTCGATCAGCTGCACCGTGCAGCCGAACTCCTCGGGGTCGAAGAACGAATCGAAGTCATCGTCGCCTATCACTTCTTAACGGCCGTGGCTTTTGCTTTTTCCAGGGCTGCGATCTCGACTTTCAGCGCGTCGCGCTGGGGGCCGAGCGTTTCCAGCTCGCCCAGCAGCGCGGCGCGCATCTCATCGAGACTGGTACGCTCTGCGGTCAGCGCCTTGATCTCCTCAATCAGAAGGGCGCGATCAGCTTGCAGTTCGCTGTCATCCTCGACGGACCCCTGCTCGCGGCGATAGTCCTCAAGCTCTTGGTCGGTAGCATCGCGGGCCAGCTTGGAGCCGATCCAGTCGTTGCGCACGGATCGATCAACCTCGAGCACCTCGCCCTCGTCGATTAACTCCGGACCGACCCACATACTGCCCAGCGCAACCACCACGAAGGTGGTCGGGCGGTTATTGGTATTACCCATGGGGTTACCTACTCATTCAGTGAAAGCGAAACAGGGGCCGAAGCCCCCTACCTGCCCGCTTTCAGGTTCAGTTAAACCACCGCCCGCTTGGCGATGCAGAAGGACTCTTTACGGCGGTTGACGACGTCGACGTCTTGGAACGCGCGCAACACCAGGCCATCGCTGGCGGCCAGCTTGGCGGTATCTGGCTTGAGATCCAGAACGCCCCACATGCCGCAGATAACCTGCGAGAAGTCGCCGAAAATCCAGGTATCAGCCGGCACCTGGTTGGTCGCCTCGGCACGGTGACCGTTGACCTGGTCGTTTTCCCAGATGGTGCCGCCAACATTCGCAAACTTGAGTGTTTGCATGGCCGCACCACGCTCGATGATGCCGGTCAGGTAGGCCAGCGCGCCTCGGTCGGCGTTGTAGGTGCCGATCTTGGTCAGCATATCGACCAACTTGCCGAAGGTGATGCCCTCGGCCGGATACGTCAGGCCAGGCACACCGATATCGTTCAGCAGGCCAAGCGGGGATTTAACACCGGAGCCGGCCAGCATTGCGTAATCGATCGCGACGCCCATACCGTCGACCAGGTCGGTGATGATCAGCGACTCGATCGAGCGACTGGCCTGCTTGCGCAGCTTGCGAGTCAGCGGGATGGCGCCGGCGATGGTCTTCGGCGTCATGTTCAGGGTGGTGAAGTCGAAGTCGCTGTCGATCGCGTCCTCGCCCTCGCCGAGCCACTGAAAAGACGACCCGCTGGTTTTCTTCGGCAGGTCGATATCGCCTTCGAGGCCGGTCAACAGCTTCATGCCCAGTTGGGCCATTACCGTCTTATTGCGCAACACGTCGGCGAACTGCTCGAGCAGCAGCTCGGTGGTGACCAGCTCGCCACCCTTGCCCGGCGTACCCTTGGAAAGGCCGCGCATCAGAATGTCATGCGGCACGAAGAAACCGCGCGCCTCGCGCTTAACAGCCTCGGCAGCCGCGATGTTGATCGCGCGTTCGAGGCCGGCCTTGCTCCAATCGCCAGTGGCGGCAGCGTTGAGCGCGCGCATCAGCGAGTATTGATCCTGTTCCTTATCGCTAACGCCAAGGGCGCGAGCCGATACGTCAGTTTTGAAGCCTGGCAGGTCACGGGCACCCGGCGTGGCCGGTGCGGCGCTCAGTGGGGCGGCTGGGGACTGGCGCTCGAGGAGCAACGAGCGCATCTGATCGGCGCTGTAGCCCTTGCTAATCGCTTCACTGGCCAGTTCGCGCTGGTTGTAACGATCACCCAGGGCGAGCACGTCAGCAACGCGCTGGCGCTCGCCGGCGACCGGGTCGAGGGTGTTGATGGTGACGGCAGGAGCGGGAGCGCTGCGTTGACCGTCTTCGTGGATTTCGTTCGGCTTGGGCATTTCAAAACCTCGGATGGTGATGGTGTTGGTTGTCGCGTCGTTGGAACGCCCCACCCCGACGGTCGGGTCTGCGGGCACGGATACGCTTGAAACCTCGTAGGGTTCCCAGCGGGTAATGCGGTAGTGATCAACGCCGTTTTCGCTGCGTTCGAGCACCATTTCGTGGATCAAGTAGCTGCAGGAGATGTTGCGGCGGATGCCGTCGAGCACGTCCTGCCAGACCGGCTCGGCCAGCTCGCTGCGAGAGAATCGAACCAACGCGCGGATCTTGCGATCGCCATCGAGCCAAGCCTTCTCGACCACCCCGATCTGCTCGCTGCGGCGGTGCTCGAGGAGCAACGGCGCGCCGGCGAGGAGGCGTGAAAGGTCGACCGCCTCGGGCGAGTGGTCGAGCACTTCCATGCCGAACCATTGCCGGGCGGCGTGCTCGCTCGAAACCGCCACCTCGACGGTGCGAGCGTCGGCATCCATGGTCGACATATCGACGGCCAGGGCACGCTGTACTGGTCGGCCTTCCATCTGGCGCAGCACCGCCGGCACGCCGTTATTCGTCTTCGGCATCGGGTGCCTCCTGTTCGGGTTTCTTCGGTTCGGGTAGCAGGCCCTTTTCCCGCAGCCGCTTTTCCTCCTCCTCGATCTCCTCGAAGATCTCGTCGGGGTCGTCGCCATTCAGGCGGATGTAATAGGCGCGCGACTTGGTGCGGTTGCCGATGCTTTCGGTCGCCGCTTTGGAGTCTTTCAGCGGGTCGACCCAGTCCCAGCCGCGTGGCTGCCAGCACTGCTCGGCGCTGCGCTCGAGGTCGCGGGGGGCGATCTTGAGCGCGCCTTTCAGTACCGCGCACTCGAACCAGGTCGCGCCCAGGCGCTCGAGCAGCGAGCTGATGGCGAACTCCTGCACGCACTTGTAAAAGTCGCGCTCGTCGAGCTCACCGGAGCGCAGGGAGGAGTAGCTAACGCCCTCGAGGTCGTGGGATAGCCGGTTGTAACTCGGCCCCAGGCCGCCGGCCGCACCGCGCAGGGTGTCTTTCACAAACGGCGCATAGTCGCTGCCGGGCGTGTTGTGGCTCAGCTCGCGAAACTTGTAGCCATAAGGGATTTCGCGGGCAGTGCCCGCCTCGATCTCCTCGAATACCGGCGCGTCGCCGGCGTCGTCTGGCGGATCGAGCCATTCGGCGTCAGGCTCATAAAAGCCGGTGATCTTGGCCGAGTGTTCTGCCTTGATCCGCGTCGCGTGGCGGAACTCCTCGAGGTGGTGAATATCCAGCGCCGCCGAGTGCGTCCAGGTGAATCCACGCGACTGGTGCGGCCGCCATGGGTCGAAGGTGTGGATCAACTCACCCGCCGGTATCCGCTCGTACCGCTCCTCGGCGCGCTGATAGATATCGCCGGGGTGGGCCTTGAGCATCCAGTAGGCGATCGGCTTTTCCCAGGCGTCGACCTCGACGCCCATGCGCACGCGGTTGCCGTTGGTCAATTCCGTGTTGAGGTTCAGATCCAGCCGGTCGGCCTCGAGGATCTGCACCGCAAAGCCCCATTTGCTCGGCCAGTTGCGCACCAGGCGCACAAGCACCTCACCGTCGCGGGCCAGCGTCTCGATCCAGAGCCAGGAGAAGGTCACATAGCTATAAGTGCCGGTAACGTCAAAATTGCCGGCCTTGCAGAACTTGGCCCACTCCTTTTCGATCAGGCGGCGCGTCGTGCGGTCTGGTTTGCCATCTGGCAGCAACGCTTTGGATTGCAGGCGGATGCCGTAGGCACCGACGACGTTCTGCCGCAGCAGCCGATAAAAGCGCTTGAGCGGCGAGGCGTTGATCGACTGCTCGCGGGCGCGCTGGCGTAGAGTCTCGTGGTCGGCATAGATCTGCTGATTGGCGTCGGACCCACTCGAACGGCCCGTCCATGACTTTGTCAGCCTGCCACCGCCGGCCATTTTGAAGCCACGACGACCGCGCAGGGTCGGCTCCTGGCGCTCGGCCGGCGCATCTAGTGCCGGCGTGCGTTGGCCGCCGATACGGAGCCATCGCATGGCGCTTTTCAGCGGATTCATAGGCTTACCCCAGGATAAATTTCACCGTCCGACCGAAGGGCCAGCGGCGGGATCGCTCGCGTTGCACTTCGCGGCGGTACTGCAGGCGTAGGGCGTTGAGCCGCTCGATCGGAATCCGGTCGAGGCGTTGCCCGTCGATTTCATAGCTCTGCTGGTCTTTCGGGATCCGCTTTTCGAGCGCAGCCTCGATCAGGGCGAGCATTCGCAGCGAGTGGCTGCGGGCGTCGCCTGGCTCGGCGGTGACGAGGTTTGGGTCGACCTGCAGACGACCGCTGGCCACCGTCAGGCGTTGATCGCCCTTGATGGCTAGCGCGACCCAGCGATAAAGCCCAGGAGCCCACGGGGCAGTGGTGGCCGCTGTTAGCTCGACCCTGTAGGGCGCGGCGCCGATCGCGTCGACGCTGTGCCGATCAGGGCCGTTGAACACGTACTGCAGCGCCCAACCATCAGAAGCTGGACACTCGGGCACGTCACGCGACCAGGCGACCGAGTCGCCGGCATGTAGGGTGGTCGGTTCCATGGGTCACCGGGTTGGTTTGCGGATGATCTTCAAGCGCGGCTTGGCCTTCGCTTTCGCCGGGGCCGCTTCGGTTTTCCGGGCGGCTGGCTGACGCCGGTCTCCGGGGTGTGGCTTCGGCGCCGGTAGGGCGGGGGCAGGCACTTCTTCGGGCGGAAGATCCTCGCTAGGGGCGAGCGAGGCAGGCCTTGGTGCCTTTACTGCGGCGCCAAGCTCGACCAGGGTCAATTCCCCGACCTTGCGACGCTGCAGCTTGTCGCGCAGGGCAAGGATGTATTGCATCGCCTCACAGTCGAGGTAATGGTTTTCGCCGACCTGGTGAAACGTGCCGTCGCCCTCGTGCCATTCCTCGCCGACCAGCTGCTTGCAGTAGTCGTCGGTTACCTGCTGATGAATCAGCCACCAGCCCGGGCGATTGTCCGGACGACCGAAGCGGCTATGCACCCAGCGTTTCGCGAGCGGTGAATCGAAGGCCCAGCGCGCGTCGCCGCGCTTGCGGGTTTTGCCCTTCTTGTCCTGCTCGACCAGTTCCTTTCGGAACGGCTTATCGAGCCGGTCGCGACCGCGCAGGGCGATCGCTCGCCCCTTGTGTTCGTTGATAAACTTGTAGACCTGGTCGTCGCGGTAGCCGATATCGACCCCGGCAAGACTGATGCCGTGGCCATCGCCGTATTCAGTGTCGAGCAGCTCAGAGAGCTGGTCCCATACCGCGTCCTGGTCCGTCTCGCCCCATAGCTCGCCATGTTCGAGGAGCATCGAGCCGAGACCGGCGTACCAGGCGCGAACCACATAGACCAGACGATTCTTTTGCACGTCAACAGTGCAGTAGATCCGCAGCGGTTCGAGCAGCAACTCGCTGGCGGCGTAACCCCAGCACAGCGCGCGAACTTCTTCCCAGCTAGGCACGTCGCCGCCCTCGGCGTAGGTTTCACCGAATCCGGTGTTGAACACCGCCAGTAGCTTGGCCGGGGTGCCGTCGAGCTGCGCGGCCAGGAGCTTCTTCGCAAGGAAGCCGTAGGACTTCTTCACCGCAAAGCTGCACACGCCAGATACCCAAATCGAGAAGTGTGTAAACCCGGCGGTGTCGGCGGTGCCGATAATCACGCCCTTTTTGCTAACTGATTCGCCCGGGGCAACCGCAACGCCGCGCGCATTCATCCAGGGCCGCCATTTGTCCTCGATCATGCTGCCGCAGCAGGGGCAAACCAGCCGCGCGTGCTTGAAGGCCTCGTCCGGGGTGCATTCCTCCGGCGTTCCCTTGCCGGGCCACCAGAGCAGGTCGGACCAGGGCACGAAGTAATCGGCGCACGTCGGGCATGGCACCGCCCACTCGTGACGGGTTCCCGATTGCCAAAGCTGCCAGACCTTCGATCCGATTTTTTTCGCAGCACCTGGTACCCAATGCCAGATCCCGGTGCGTTCGTCTTTGCGCCGCTCGACGCGGCCATGCGTCGGGGTCGCGGTGTAACCGATTTTCGAGTCGGCGTAGGCATCGCCCCGCGCCTCGATGATTTCGGTGGTGTCTCCCTCGCCGGTGTTCACGATGCGGTCGACCTCGTCGACCATCACTAGACCGGCCGAGTCGGCGGCGAGCTCAGTCGCAGAACCAGCCCAGGCAAAGCGAAACTTTGTACCGCCCAGCCACTTGACCATCTTCGTGCTGCGCGCTTCGTATTTCTTCGCCAGGGACTCGCACTCGTCGAACATGGCCATGAACTTGGGCTCGACGGTGCCATCGATCAGCGGCCGGGTCGGCGCGACGTACAGGCACGGGGTCGGATCCTCGTCGAGGCGGTGGCCGATGATGTTCTCCATCGTCACCGACTTGCCCATCTGCGTGCCCATGACAAAGGTCACGCGGGAGAAACAAGGCTGCGCAAACGCCCAGGCGACCGGGCGCATGTAGGGGTTCGTGTCAGGGTTGAACGGGCCAGGAATCGGCGAGCTAGGCGGCATGATCCGCTTGTCGCGCGCCCATTCGTCAGCCGTCCTCGGCGGTGGTGCCTGCACCATCTTCGCGGCGTAGCTGATCGAGGCTGTCAGCGTCTGCAGAGAGCTCGCGTGCGCGACGTTCGAGGCGGTCGGCTGTAGCTGCGCGGATACGCCGCGTTTCTTCAAATACTCGCGCTCTGATGGTGGCAGGATCATCGATAACCGCCAGATCAGCAGCGCAGCGGCTTGGCAGCGCGTCGAGTTGAGTCGCATAAACGGCCGCGACGCTGATCAGGATCTGCGCCACGGTGTCACCAGGCAGGAGCCGGCCGCGCTCGCGGTCGATCTCGAGCTGTAATTTTTCGCGGCGCGCACGCTTGAGCAGGCGGTCCTCGGTCGAGGCCGAGGACAGACCGTCTTCGTCTTCGCCTTCATCGCCCAGCTCACGGCGCACTTCGCGACTGACCAGCCACTCGATCGCGGCCTGGCTGTCGATCTGCACCTCGACGCCACGACCACCACCACCGGCAACCGGCAGGCCGTCGTCGATCAGTTTCGAGATCCAGCGGGGTGACTTTCCGAGCAAATCGGCCAGCTCTTTCTTGCTGATCAGCTTGCCCATAGAGAAAGGACCAAAAGAGCCAAGGAACAAAAGCACAAAGGCGCAACGGTCCCTTTAGACCTTTGCCCTTTGGTGCTTTGCGGAATAGGTTCGAGGCCACGCCGGGACTGGCTGCGGGGTCAGCCGAGCGATGCAGTCAGGCAGGCCTCGAGAAAGGAAGAACGGACTCAACTCGCGAAACTAAACACGCGCGAGCCTCGCGAGTTACACACCCGTGAGGGGGAGGGGGCCGGGGGAGGACCCAAACCCTCACGCCGCACCATTATGGTGCAGCGTGGTCAGTCTTGCGCGGGATGAACAGTCGCAC